CGCCCAACGGTGGCGGCTACGGTGGAGCAGGTGGCGGCGTAGGCAACAACAGATTCACACAGGCCATGAACGAAAGTTGCATAGACAGCCGTCATATTGTGCATTTGAGTTTAAATGAAGGCTTGGATTTTTTCTGGCCTTTTGGGCAAAGTATATTAGAAAATATTTTTAAAGTTTACAAACAAAAAGAATTGCTGGAAGATTCTGTGTTGATTTATCGTGTACAACGTGCTCCAGAACGCAGACTATTCAAGATTGATGTGGGTAACATGCCCAGCCACATGGCCATGCAGTTTGTAGAACGTGTCAAAAACGAAATGCATCAGCGTAGAATTCCTACTACCACTGGTGGTGGTGGAAATATGATGGATGCCAGTTACAACCCATTGTCAATCAATGAAGATTACTTTTTCCCACAGACATCTGATGGGCGTGGCAGTTCAGTAGAAGTACTGCCTGGTGGTGAAAATCTTGGTGAAATTGACGATTTAAAATATTTCAACAACAAAATGGCACGCGGTCTACGTGTGCCGTCAAGCTATTTGCCCACAGGACCTGATGATTCTGGCATTGCCATGAACGATGGCAAAGTAGGCACTGCACTGATTCAAGAGTATAGATTTAATCAGTATTGTATTAGACTGCAAAATTTAATCATGCAGAAACTGGACGATGAATTCAAAATGTTCCTGCGTTGGAGAGGCTTCAACATTGATTCTGGCTTGTTTACTATCAAACTATGTCCGCCACAGAACTTTGCTAGTTATCGTCAAAGCGAACTGGATACCACTAGAATCACTGCATTCACACAGTTAGAACCCTTGCCCTACATGAGCAAGCGTTTTTTAATGAAACGTTATCTAGGTCTCACTGATGAAGAAGTTTTAGAAAACGAACAACACTGGCGCGAAGAACGTGATCAACCTGAGCTGGAAACCACACAAGGGCAGGATCTGCGTAGTATTGGTATTACTCCGGCTGGCATGGAAGCTGACATCGAAACAGGACAAGAATTATCTCAAAGTGAGCTAGCTGGTGCACCTGGCAGCCAACCTGTGCCCAGTGTGAGCCCAGGAGCCAACAGCCTGGGTGGTTCAGCTGGTGCTGCTGGAGCTCCCAGTGGCGGTGCGCCAGGCATACCCGGAGTATAAATACTAGCATGATTCTCAACGAAATATACGAAAAATCTCCAGCTGCTTATCAGGATCTCAGCCAAGATAACAGTCAACTCAAGCTGGGCGATTTGAGAAAAACTCGATTAACACTACGTCAGTTAAACAAACTACGACAAATGCAAGACGTTCGCAGTTATGAATACAAAGAAAAATTAAAATTAGTGCGTCAACAGTATGCACCTCCTCCTGTGGCTCCTGGCCTGTAATATTTTTTAAATATTACCAGTTTTCTACCTCAAAAGTACCAATATTACCAGATATATGTAAATATATCTACGAGCCATAACCTTTGGAGGATACAATATGACATCGAAATTTGAACAGTTGATTGAGTACGTAATCAACGATGAAGAACAAAAAGCTCGCGAGCTTTTCCACGATATCGTGGTAGAAAAATCTCGTGAGATCTACGAAAACCTCATGGACGAAGATGCTGAAGAGCAAGAAGAGTCCATGGAAGAATCTGATGATTCCATGGAAGAAGAAGCCATGGAAGAAGGCATGGATTCATTTGGTGGCGACGCCAGTGATGATTTAATTGATGACGTCGAAACTGAAGAAGAAGGTATGCCCATGGAAGGTGACGAAGAGTTTGATGATGCCGCTGAAAAAGACGGACATGAATTAACTCACGACATGGAAATGGATCATGATAACGAAGGTGACATCGAAGATCGTGTAGTTGATCTTGAAGACAAGCTTGACGAACTCATGAGCGAATTTGAAGCACTCATGGGTGGTGAAGAAAGTGACGACGGAATTGACAGTGATCTCAAAGGTGACGAAGGCGAACCACTTGGTGGCGATGCACTTGCCCAAGATGATACACAAGCATTCGGTGACGAACAAGGCATGATGGAAAATGTCAAGTTGGATGCTGCTCCAAAACCTGTGACCAGTGAACCAGCTGGAACAAATACCAAAGGCGTAGTTGCTTTTAATTCTGGTGCTCGAGGCATGCAAGGTGCTCCTGTTAAAATGACAGGTGACGTTGCTCAAGGTCGTTCAGCACCAAAAACAGGTGATTTGCCAGATGCAGGCAAATTTAAAAACGTACCAGGTAAAGGTGGGTTAGGTGCTACTTTAGCAGCCGCTCCAAAACCTGTTACAGCTCAAGCCGCTGGTGTGAATACTAAAACACCATTTCCAAGAGGCTAAGCACTAGATATGGCTCGCAACACTTATCTAAAAGAACATCTAAGCTTTACTCAGGCCAGGGTTGAACTCTTGACTGAGGAAGCTGCAGATGGTTCTGGCAAAACCCTGTATATGAAGGGTATTTGCATTGAAGGCGGCGTGAAGAATGCCAACGAGCGTGTATATCCTGTGCATGAAATTGCCAAAGCAGTTGACACTATCAATGAACAAATTAAAACTGGTCACAGTGTGCTAGGCGAAGTTGACCATCCAGATGATTTGAAAATCAACCTAGATCGTGTGAGTCACATGATCGAAGGCATGTGGATGGATGGCCCATGTGGCTATGGAAAATTAAAAATATTACCCACACCCATGGGACAACTGGTCAAAACCATGTTGGATTCAGGTGTGAAACTAGGTGTTTCAAGTCGTGGATCCGGAAATGTCAACGACTCAAACGGACATGTCAGTGACTTTGAAATAGTCACTGTGGATGTAGTTGCCCAACCCAGTGCTCCTCATGCATATCCTACAGCAATTTATGAAGGTCTTCTCAACATGAAGCACGGACATAAAATACTGGGGATGGCCAAAGAAGCCAGCGCGGACAACAAGGTACAGAGGTATTTGAAAAGCGAAGTAATGAAGCTGATCAAAGAACTCAAAATCTAAGGAAAACATAATGTTAGACATTATAAAACCATTATTAGATAGCGACCTGATCAACGAGGAAACTCGTAGCGAGATCACAGAAGCTTGGGAAGCCAAGATGACTGAAGCTCGTGAACAGGTACGTGCAGAACTACGCGAAGAGTTTGCACAACGCTATGAGCATGACAAGACAGTGATGGTGGAAGCCCTAGATCGTATGGTAACAGAAGGTCTTGCAGAGGAACTTCAACAAGTGCAGGCTGAAAAGCAATCACTAGCTGAAGATCGTGTCAAGTTCCAAGCTAAAATGAAAGAATCATCTACAAAGTTCAACGACTTTATGGTGACCAAATTGGCGGAAGAAATTGGTGAACTGCGTAAAGATCGCAAGATGCACACAGAAAGTTTGTCTAAATTAGAGAACTTTGTGGTACATGCACTTGCAGGCGAGATTCAAGAATTTGCAAGAGACAAACGTGATGTCGTAGAGACTAAGGTTCGTCTAGTGCGTGAAGCTCGTCGTACATTGGAAAGCCTCAAAGCCAAATTCGTAACAGAATCAGCTAAGAAAATGTCCGGTGCTGTTAGTCAACATCTAAAGGCTGAACTAGGCCAGTTGAGAGAAGACATCCAAGTTGCTCGCGAGAACAATTTTGGACGTAGAATCTTTGAAGCATACGCTGCAGAATTTGGTGCTACTCATTTGAATGAGAAAGCCGAAGTTCGCAAGTTGCATGATATTATCTCTGAAAAAGATAATAAACTGAGCGAAGCCATCAAACTCACACAAAGAGCGAAAGTTCTTGTGGAGAGCAAAGAACGTGAAATACGTATGATTCGAGAGTCCAACGAGCGCGAAAGCACTATGGAACTCTTACTTGCTCCTTTGAACAAAGAAAAGCAAGCAGTTATGCGTAATTTGCTAGAAAGCGTTCAAACATCACGTTTGAAAAACGCATTCGAGAAGTATCTACCAGCTGTGTTGGAAGATCGTTCCGTAAGAGCTCCCAAAGTGATTACAGAATCATATTCCACAGAAACTGGCGATAAATCCGTCCGTGTTCAAGAAGAAGACCAAATTGCCGAAAGCAATGTAATCGATCTTAAACGCTTGGCCGGGCTGTAAAAAAGAAAAAAAGGAGACTTAAATGTCACAGGAATTATTAGAAGGTCGTTGGAACGAGACCAAAGAAGCATTGCTAGAAGGCCTGCAAGGTTCAAAGCGTACTTCAATGAGCGTTATCCTCGAGAATACAAAAAAGTACTTGCGTGAAAACGCAACATCAGGCTCTACTGCATCTGGAAACATCGCTACGTTAAACCGTGTGATTCTTCCAGTGATTCGACGTGTTATGCCAACAGTTATTGCTAACGAGTTGGTTGGCGTTCAGCCAATGACAGGTCCAGTGGGTCAAATTCACACATTGCGTGTGCGTTATGCTCAATCATTGCAAGATAACTCATTGGCTGCAACTAGCGTATCAGCTGGTCAAGAGGCATTGAGTCCATTCACAATTGCTACTGCATACTCCACAGTTCCTCAAGCTACTACTACTGCTACTGGTTACACTGGTAACAATACAGCTATCATGGAAGGTACAGGCGGTAAGCAAATTTCTGTTCAAATCTTGAAACAAGCCGTGGAAGCCAAAACACGTAAGTTGCAAGCACGTTGGACATTTGAATCTGCACAAGACGCACAAGCCATGCATGGTATTGACGTTGAAGCAGAAATCATGGCAGCTCTTGCACAAGAGATCACTGCTGAGATTGACCAAGAGATTCTCTTGAGCTTGCAAACACTTGCAGCTACAGAGTACACATACAACCAAGCTACTGTTTCTGGTACTGCAACATTCGTTGGTGACGAGCATGCCGCATTGGCAGTTTTGATCAATCGTGTTGCTAACTTGATTGCTCAGCGTACACGTCGTGGCGCTGGTAACTGGTGTGTGGTATCACCAGCAAGTTTGACAGTGTTGCAAAGTGCAACAACTTCTGCTTTTGCTCGTACCACAGAAGGCACATTTGAAGCACCTACAAACACCAAGTTTGTGGGCACATTAAATGGTGCTATGCGTGTGTTTGTAAACAGCTATGCACAAGATACACAAGCTGTGTTGGTTGGTTACAAAGGTACTTCTGAGGCTGATGCCGCAGCGTTCTATTGCCCATACATTCCATTGATGAGCTCTGGTGTTGTGTTGGATCCATCAACATTCGAACCAGTCGTATCATTCATGACACGTTACGGGTTTGTCGAACTCACTAACACAGCTTCTTCTTTCGGGAATGCTGCCGACTATGTCGGGGAGATTGCCGTTCAAAACTTGTCATTCTCCTAATCAGAGATTGTTTGTTTATTTCTCAGGGATGGGAAGACATTAAAGGGCCTAAGGCCCTTTTTTGTTGATAAAAATAATAGGTGAAGTTGCAGTGCAGGACTAAATAACAATATGAAACAAATAAACGAAATCAAACCTTATACCTATCTTGTCAAATTTAAGCCAACCGGCAAGGTATATTATGGTAGTAGATGCCAGAACTTTACAAAATTTAATAGAACGCCTGCTGAAGATTTTTGGAACCATTATACCACAAGTAGTGAAAACATAAACAATCTTATTGATGAACACGGTAAAGATGCTTTTGAATATGAAATCCGCAGGACATTTAATTCAGTAGAAGATATGGCCAACTGGGAAACAAGAGTGTTAACTCGCAGTCGCGTCTTAGAACGCCAGGACCGTTGGATGAACGGTAATGTTGCTGGGTATAAAATAGTTACAGAAGCCGGTGCTAAAAAGATTAGCGAAACGCACAAAGATAGACCAAAATCAGAAGAACATAAAAAGAATTTAAGTTTGTCACAAAAAGGTAACCCTAAAAAATCAAAAGTTTATCAAAGTAAAGAATACAGAGCACTAATGTCTAAGTTAAAAGCAGGTGCTAATAATCCAATGTTTGGTAAAGGATGCTCGGAAGAAAGAGCAGCAAATATAAGTGCTGCTAAAAAAGCACAACAACTGACGGCGTATAATAAAAATATTCCAATGACAGAAGCGCAGAAACAAAAAATAAGAGAAACTAAAGAAAAAAACAAAGTAATGCTGGCCTGCGAAGTATGTGGTAAAACTATGAGACAATCAAATTTCAAGCAATACGGCCACGGTGAGAACTGCCGATTTAAATCTTAAACCAGCCGAGAAATTTGTGTATTTTGTCTGTGACTGACTGCCAATCGCCCATTTTGGGTTGACGGAACAATCTTGCTGTTGAATACCATGGACTTGAGTCACGATCAAGTAACCAACGCCAATCAGTACCAAACCAATTCAACATGACCCATACTGGGCGCCCCAGTGCTCCTGCTAGATGTGCCACCGCGGTATCTACACTGAGCACAACATCAAGATTGTGTATCAGAGCTGCGGAGTCTGCAAAGTTATGTATTGTTCCGGGATATGCTCGTACACCAATATCAACCAAAGTTTTTTCTTCTTCTGCAGTGCAATCACACTGTAGATTAATCCATTCATAGTTGGGATTACGTTTTATTAGTTCAACCATGACTTCAAATGGCATACCTTTGTGACGATTAATCCAGGTATCTCTACGACCTGACCAACAAAAACCTACTCTGAGTTTGGTCTTAGGGCCCAGAACTTTTAACCATTGTTGTACAAGAGTATTGTCAGGAGTAATATAAAATTGTACATGCCCTAAATTTTCTAATTTACATCCGATGATTCCGGGAATACTCATAATTGGAGTCCAGTAATCAAACCCAGTTGGTTCCATTTCACTGGTAAAAAATTCAGAAATAGCCTGACTGCCGCGGAACAGTGGTATCAAACTTGCATTACACTGCATAACAATTCGTGCACCACGATTATAGATATCACCTACAAATCTTAAAAATTGAATATTGTCACCATGACCTTGTTCGGCCATGATCAAAATAGTTTTATCTTTGAGATCTTGTCCAGTCCATCTTGGTTGAGGAAAATTAGGAAGCAATCCATTTAAGTGTTCGTATTGCCACCTCACTTCGTATGCAGGCCACCCATGTTCATAATCTCCCATTAGTAAATACGCCACTGACAAATTAAATCGTGCAGTTATGTTATTGGGATCTAACTGTATTGCACGTTGTAAAAATGGTATTGAGCCAGCTGGATCTCCACATTCTCGCAATACATTTCCGTAGTTGTTAAATGCGCTGGCCGAGCCACGATCTTGAGCAAATGCCTGAGCATAGTAGGCCAGGGCCTGTTCTGGGTTGTTGTCCTCGCGGCATTGATTACCGTGAGCTATGAGTAGTTCTGTTTCCATGTCATATTTAATTTTATAGCTGACCATGAAAATATTTACATCGCCATAAATACAAGTCAACGCAATCATGCGTTTTATGCTGGGACTCAAAACCCACAGCGTAGCGGCTAGAACCCGCATCGGGCTTCT